GTCCCGTCAGCGTACGGCACTGGACATGGCCTCTGGCAAGAGCTAACCCGAAAATGTAGACTCCATCCAGTTAGGCGGCTTGGTCTCCTCCGGTCCGTGTGAGTGCACGCAGGAGCCCCTCCAGGACAACGCACTGGAGGGGCTCCTGTCGTTCTGCTTACCAGGGTGGTTCGTTCTCCAGTTGGGCCAGGTCTGGCTCTGGCGCTTCGACGTGGCTGAGCACTTCGATCCAATGCTCGTCGAGGTAGTCCGCGATCTTCTCGGCCAGCTCACAGGCCGCCTCATGATCAGGACAGAGGCTGTTGTGATCGCAGCCGCCGAAGCAGGCGAGATGACCGTCCTCGTCTAGATCATCCTCGACCGCGCTCATCACCCCTTGAACGATGATTCGCATGGCGTACGCCTGGATGCGGGCACGTGGATGATGCTGCTGAGGCGGCGCTTGATTCCAGTTGATCTCCATCAGAATGGAATGTCCTCGTTGCCGGAGTGATGAGCGGGCGCGGAGACCATCGTCCCAGGCATTTCGTCTGTCACCGTTTGTTGCGCATTACGCAACTGAGCCTCCTGGGCGAGGCGCTGAGCCCGAAGCCGGTCCAGCGTGGACTCGCGTGCCTGGTCAGGGGTGTTGACCGAAGCTGCGGTCGCAGGCGACGAAGTCTCAACCTTTACTTGAGGGTTAGGGTTTGCTGGAGCTGACTCCATGGGGTTGTCCATGAAGGCTGGCTCAGCCTGCGGAACCGGCGGACGGTACCAAGCTTTCCAGCCGATCTTGGGCTGGCTGAAGCCCTTCCGAGTGGCCACGCCGAACTCCAGGAACCGCAGCGCCAGCTCGCCACCAACCTCGATGGACTTCGACTTCGACTCGCGGACAGCGGCTCGTACGGCATCCAGGCGCTTCCAGGCGAGGTACAGCGCTCGCACGCCGTCGTCCATATCGTCGTCGCGGAGGTCGGTCTGGATCATGAGCCGGAACATCCACTTGGGCTTCGTCTTCTCGTCATCCCAGAAGGCGGGCTCGTTGCTTTCCATGTCGCGCTGCTGCTCTTTGACGGGCAGCTCGATGACCGTCCCGCGCACGGTGTCACCGATATTGTCAAAGGGGAAGGTTTTATACCCTCCACCCATAAATTCATCTGTGTCAGACATCAGTCCTCGTTTCAGTGCTATCAGGATTTACTTAGGACGGTCTCTCTCGGCCTTCTTCTTGTCGGCCTCTTGCTCTTTAGCGATCCTGTCCTTATCGGACTGTCGCTCTTTATCTGCGTCGCTCTTGTTGCTCAATCGACGCGCTCCGGCCAGTGCCAGGTGCCTGGAGCCTGGTTCTCGTCGTGCTTGCAGGTATTGAAGAACAGTCCGCTCGGGTTCATCACGAACAAGACGCACGCCTCGTCGTCCCACTCTTGAGTTAAGACGCGGCCATCGCTCGGGCTGTCCTGGTCCGTGGTGATCCAGGCGCCCACTTCTGTGATCGTCGCCGCTCGGCACGTCGAGGAGAACTCGCCTCCTGGCGTGCCGTAGCTGACGTAATGGACGGCACGCGAGATGCTGGGCTTCATGCTTTTACCCTTCGACGTCCAGGACAGATGCAGGGCCAGCGCCGACATGCGTCACAGACCAGGTCGAGCTTCATGTGTTGCTTTCGCCGGCGGACGGTAATACCCCCTTGGAAAACCAGTCCCAGTCGTAGAACGCGGCCACGATCGAGCCGTTGACGTCGAAGAACCGCAGTACAGTGTCACTTACCTGTTGACCAGTTTCGTACCGGCCGACGTCGACGCTGGCCGCGTCGACCGCGTGAACCGTAGACGGACTGAGTCTGCTGACAGTGACGTTATAGATAGTCATCTTTACCTTCCTGGGCAGCCGAACCCGTCGGCCACCACTCCCATCGTTGAGTCCTCGGACGAGAACCAGGGACAGAACCCACAGTCATCGCTGGGATGGGCTGGCAGATCCTGAGGGTTGGTTCCCGCCAGGAGCATATCCCCGATACCCTCCAGTCGCGCAAGAGCCTCCTCGGCGATCTCGCGCCGGTAGATGTCCCGCCAGACGTACGTGTCGGACAGGCGCCCACCCCGAGCCAGGAACACCAGAGCCAGATCCTTGACCTGACGGCCGGCGTTCTCATGTCCCAGCCCGTACAGGTTGATCTGGATGATGTACTTGCGGGGTGGCCCCTGCGCGACGTACTTCTTCATGTAGTCCGTGCTGGCGGTCTTCCAGTCGATCACCCTGAACTTGTTGTGGTCGTACACATCGGACGAGCCGGCGATGAGCGCGTTCGCGGCCACCCGCATCTCGGTCTGCCAGTTCATCCCTCCGAACTTGGGAGACAGCCCTGGCTTGTTGGTGGGCCAGGCGTTGACCGCTTTCTCCAGCCAGTGGTGCACGGCGGTGCCCTGGATCGCGGGCCACGGGTCGCGCAATCGGTTCTTCGCTGGAGTGTCCAGGAACTGGTACCCGATCTTGCGCTCGCACTCTTCGCCCACCTCGCTGGGACCGAGCAGCTTCTGTAGCGACCGTGGTGAGTTCGCGTCCGTGCTGCGGATGAGCTTCTGGACGAACTTCTTCAGCTCGATTGACTCGGGGTCGCCGGCCGCGCTGTTGAGCGTGTCGCAACCAGGATGGACGGCATAGCCCTTTTCGACCAGAAAGCCGTCCATCACCCCTTTGCATATCAAACAGTCCATTTAGGACTGATCCAGCTCCAGGTCACCGAACTCGGCTGGGACGAGGATCGTGTCCACCGCGCCGGTGGCCTTGTTGAGCTGACGCAGGAACTGTTGGCCGGCCAGTCCTTCCAGGGCATTGCGCTGAGCCAGCGTGAGCCGGTCCAGGATGTTGATGTGCTTGGTGGAGCCGATGCCGGCGAATCTGAGTCTCATGGTCGAGAGCGTAGCTCTACCCTCTGACATGACGAAGCCCTCGCGGGCCGGATGGGAGTCCGACAGCCTGCGAGGGCTTCGTAGCGGCATACCCGGCTGGAGGGGCGTCATCGCTCTTGCAAGTGTATCTCGTTCTGTGAGTCCAGCAGCTCCAGCAGCTCGACGATTGACTCCAGTCCCGAGAGCGTCATGTTGCTCCGCGTGCTCAGCATGATCCCATAATCACGGAGAACGCCGGTCGCCTTCTGGCGACGCAGGTCCAACTCAGCCTGTTTCACCGTCTTGAAGTACTGATGACCGTAAGCGTCGTTGCTTCGTTGGTCGCTCATCTTAAACTTCTGGGTTCCGTGAGCATATGCGATCGTCACCAAGCTTCGGCCGACCTTCTCGACCCGTCCCGGCCACCCATGTTCGGGCTGACCCTGACGCTTGCCATTGAGGTCGAAGACTCGAACTTCATCGCCTTCGTTGAATTTCTTGTCATTCATGTGGATCTCCCATCTTTCTTGATGCCGGCCAGAGCGTTGTCGACAGGAGCCCATGATCCTGGGGGAACGACAACGATGGACCTCTGGCCGGAACCTTTCACAGCTAAGGGGAATACGATCCGGGGGCGCCTCAGCTGGGAAAACCGACGGTACCTCAGCGTTGGATGTCCGGCAACTTGCCTTCCGGCTTGAGGTACTTGTTGTACAGCTTGGTGAGCACGTCGCTCACCGCGAGCCGAACCGGCCCACCCTTTGCCTTGTGGTACGGCGTGGCTGTCGCGATGATGTCCCGGAAGCCGGTGTTGATCCCGTCCTCGTCGGCCATCTCCTGCAGTCGCTTGATGAGCGTGACCACCTTGACGCGATCACCGTAGTACCGCAGGAACGTGGCGATGCCTTCGACGATGCGGTAGTCGAGGGAGCCGTCCTCCAGACCCCAGACCTGATTGATGACGTTCAGGGTCACGTCCAGGCGCTGATACCCGTCCGGGTACTCCACGATGCGCTTCGCAGCGGCCACACACGCGAACCCGTCCGCGCTCACAGTCAGCCCGTAGGAGTGGACGATATCGGTGATGTTGACTGCCTGCTCCAGCCCCTCGTGCACGGCAGCGTTGAACTGGTCGATGGTGTGCATCGTCGCTCGGGTGTTGTAGAGGCGGAACAGGCGCGCCTCCTCCTGGAGGGTCAGACCCCTGAAGATGATGGCATCCAGTTGGGTTGGCGCTTCCGGTACGAGCTTGCAGACCTCGCCTCGGTGCCAGCCGTCGAGGCAGACGTAGCTGTTGTCGTTGCGCCGGGACACGATCAGGACACCGAGGGCGTTCTCGTCGAAGTCCGCGATCATGGCGTTGATCTTCTGCTTGTTGAGCTGAGCACGCTGCACCCGATAGTCGATGACGATGTCAACGACGCGGACCGTGCCGATCGTCTTGGTTCCCTGGCTTTCCAGGACTTTGGGGCTCATTCTTGGTCTCCTTGTGGTTCGTCGAGCATGATCTTGAACTGCTTCTTGAGGTTGAATATCCCTCGGTGGATGTTGTTCAGCTGCTTGAGCCAGGCCGTGATGTCTTCGTGACTGTGGCCTGGGTCCAGCAACTCCGGGGCAGGCAGGGCCAACAGACCTCCCTGCAGACCGGCGAATGCTCGGGGAATGAGCGCCTTCTGGTCTGAGATGACTTTCTTGTTGGTGGTGACCCTGTGGACATGAAGATGACCGCGCATCGCATCTAACACTCCATAGACCTCGAAGCGGTGCTGGTACATGATTTCGCGTAGCTGAGCAACCACCTCTGGGGAGTGCACAGGATCGCGGTACATGCGCCGGATACGCCCCAATTCTTCGGTTGTGTTCGGCGACAACCCCAACGCTCGCGGGATGTCCACCGCAGAGCCAGTGGCGCGGTCTGCCAGCTCCTTGGGGTAACGCTGACCTCGGGTTTTGGCACTCAGAGCCCGAACGTGCGGGCCATACATCTGGCGCAGAATACCGATCAGTTCGATCTTCGCGAAGATGTCGTGAGGCAGCTGGTAGTCGGTTCCCTGTGACTCGACCAGATGGTCTGAGACCACGAAGAAGTCGCGAGCTACCACCACGAAAATCGTGGACCAGCTGATTTTTTTAGCGGCTTCGATGCGCCGTGCTCCATCGATCACCCGATACGTGCTGTCGACCAATATGGGTTGTCGTTGACCCTCTTTCTTCAGATTTTTGGCCAGTGGTCCGAGGTCCCCGAGGTCTTCGCGGATCCAGACCGGATTGACGTTCGTGATGTGCTCGATCGGTAAGGTAACGTCCACACTGGACATTAGAAGGCTCCCATCTTCTCGTGCGTCTTCTCGGAAGGACTCGAACCTTCGACCAAGGGATTAAGAGGCCCCCGCTCTGCCACTGAGCTACGAGAAGTCTTGATAGCTACAGGTCCAACCACCAGTTGACCAGCATCCCGACGAGACACCCTAGACCCACACCGGCCATCACGTAAACGATCCACATGAACGACATGACGTGCCTCCTGGTTGATCACTCCAATGTGGACAGTCCTATGAAATTGGAGTTTTTCCGGTACTGGCGATATGCCCGAATACCGTAGTGGGGCGAACAGGCGAATCGGGTTACACCTGCTCGCCCCACCACCTAGTGGGCAGACCACCGTAGCGGGAGCGGGATTCGAACCCGCGATCTTCGGATTATGAGCCCGACGGGCTGACCAGCTGCCCTATCCCGCGTTGCTCCACCCAAGCTACACCCCCATATACCAAATGACAAGGGTGCCCAAGCGGATCTTTCTTCTCGGGCATATACACACTATGATCATTTGGTGGGCAAATCCCTCCAACAGATGTATGCCGAGCTGCCAGAAAACACGCGGCGCCAATACGTCGCATCCCAGCCGGACTACATCGTCGCGGAGATGCTTCGTGGCGAATGGTGGTGGACTGCCCGCCCTGAGCAACTACCTCCTGATACACCCTGGTTCGTGTGCCTGGCGCTCGCAGGTCGCGGGTGGGGCAAGAGCCGAGCTGGCTCCGAGTGGATCGTTAACCGCATCATCAAGCACCCTTACGACTCTTCGGGTGTGCCCACTGAGTGGTTGGTGATCGGCGAGACCCTGTCAGACGCGCGAGCCATCTGCGTGGAAGGGCCGGCTGGCATACTTCGAGTGCTGGAGCGCCGCAAGATCAAGCACAAGTACGTCAAATCTCCGCGACCGCAGATTCGGTTCCCGAACGGCAGCAAGATCCATACTGAGGGTGCTGACGATCCCGACGTTGGGCGTGGATACAACGCTTCCGGCGCGTGGCTCGACGAGATCGCCAAGTGGCGCTACTCCAAGCAGAGCTGGGACGAGGGCATCATGCCGTCCCTGCGAGCCGACCTGGTGGGCGATCAGCCGCGCGCCTTCGTCACCACCACCCCGAAGCCCATCAAGCTGCTGCAGGAGTGGCTGAAGCGCTCCGACGGCACCGTGCACATCATGCGCGGCTCGACGTTCGACAACCGAGCCAACCTGTCTGGCGCCGTGCTGGTGGAGCTGAAGAACCGGTACGAGGGCACTCTGATCGGTCGTCAGGAGCTGTACGGCGAGATCATCGAGGCGTTCGAAGGCGCTCTGTTCTCCCGACTGGACTTGGAGAACTACCGCGTCCATGAGGTGCCGGACGAGCTGGTCACGATCATCGTGGGGGTCGACCCGTCGCTTACCGGCGAGGACGATGAGATGGGCGTCGTGGTGGTGGCCAACACGGGCGACCGACAGATGTACGTCCTGGCCGACAAGAGCATCATGGCTGTGGGTCGCGCTGCCGCGCTGCACGCTTGGCGAGTGGTCGCGGAGTACGGTGCCGATCTGCTGGTGTACGAAGCTAACCTCGGCAAGCGCTGGATGGCTCAGGTCTTCGAGGATGCCTACAAGGAGTCCATCGACAACGGTCTGTTCCTACGGGGGACTCGTCCGCCAATGAAAGCGATCGACGCGAAGATCGGTAAGCGCACTCGTGGTGAGCCGGTGGCGATGCGCTCTGAGCAAGGACGGCTGCACTTCGTAGGTCGCCACCCCGAGCTGGAAGATCAATGCGCCACGTTTACGGCATGGGGGACGGCCGAGTCTCCGGACCGGCTTGATGCCCTCGTCCATGCCTGCCGTTGGATCATGTTGCACGAGCGTAAGGCAGCTTCGATCGCTTCGGCCGTGGACTTCTCGACCACCCTGCAGCAGCTGTTCGCGGAACAGGCTCGGTGGTAGCGAGCCTGTTCCGCGAGATCACTACTTACAGGTCGGATCCCCTGCTACTACAGCGATCGCGGCATACGCTCCGTCACCATGAAAGGCGATGTAGACGCGGTTGCCGTGGTCGCACTTTGTGGAGACGTTCGAGAATCCGTCCGGAAAGTTGATCCCGTCGGCCGGACCCTTGTTCTGCACGCCTACCGGCGCGTCATTGAACGGTTCCACAGTCTTGCCGCTGCAGGAAACAGTGGCGAGGACGGCGGCGATGCTGAGGCCCGCGACTGTCGCGACGAGCCAGCCGCCCATGTTGTTTTTCATCATGTTTTTCATGTTGATCTCCCATCAAATTGGTTGATAGAAACGACCGAGGACCCGACCACCCCTCTAAGGAATCGGGTCCTCGGTACTTCATCCTCGCTGGTCACCAGATGAGGTCGACGTTTTCTGGTGACGCAGGTCGGAAGCCACGGAGCCAGTGAGGCTCTCGCCGTTACTGTACATGCCCTCGTTGACGCTCATGACCAGCTCAATCCATTCAGGATTCACTCCGGCATCGGACTGAGCTAGCTCGACTATCTCCACCACCAAGTCGGCGGTATGTGCGCGTACGAAGTTGCGGAACCTGACAACCGGGATGGCTCCCTCTGGGTCCGCAACCGACGGTAGCCGATTGCGGACAATCCAGTCCTCGGTCTGATCATCGAGCCGCATCGTTGTCTTCCTCCCACGGCCACACGCCGTTGCGGCCAGCCTCCAGCAATGCGATCATCCGGAATGAGCCGTCGGTCAGTCCACCACCGATGGTCACTCGGTTCACCTGGTTCGCCACCTGGCTCGGGAGGTAACCCACCAGGTTGAACGTGTACATCGGAACATCCATCGGAACCGCGACGTTGGGGTCCTGTCCGAATGCGCCCTGCTCGTCAGTGATCACGATGACGCGATCGTGTCCGGCGTAGTGCTTCCGGATCGCGTTCGCGGTGTACGTGCCACCGAGCTGACCGAACTTCACTGAAGCCCGAAGGATCGATGTGCTCTTCGGGAGAACCAGCTCGCGCGATGTGCTGCCGAACTCCACCAGCGTCGCGTTGGGCTGGTTGCGCAGGTACAGCGCGGTACCGAACAACGCGGCGACACTTGCCCAGTCCATCTTGCTGTACTCGGATGGGCGGTGGAACATCGAGCCGGACCGGTCCACCAGGATCAGCGTGCGACCCCGGAGGGCAGGAAGGTTCTGCAGAGACAGGTTCAGCGCTGTCTCCAGAGCTGGCCCCCAGTTCAGGCTGTGTACCTCGTTGTACGCGGACAGGAATCGGAACGGGAACTGGCGCGAGCGCTTCACCTGCTCGGGATCCGCGAGTCGGTCAGCCACCTGACGTGAGACCGCGAGAGAGATGCCAGCCTCGTCGAAGTTGCGCAGGTTCCGCAGTAGAGCCATGTAGCCCATGGTCGGGATCTGCTTCTCCCAGGCTGCATTCTTGTCGACAGCAGCTGAGAGAGTGTTCTCCCAGGTCATTCCAGCAGCCTTGATGTCGCCCTGATCCATGTCCTCGATCGCGACACCCTTGAGTCCCGCGCGAGCATGGATGGTTGGCAGCGTCGCGGGCGCTTCGATGTCCCGATTGTGCCGGCGATCGATCGCGTACTTGTAGAGGTCGGACTGCCACAGGGCGGTCGGTCGGATGTGGCACATCACAATGACATCGCCGAACCGGATCGGCTTGGAGGGGGTGTCGTACTTGAGCAGCGCACGCTCGTTGTACAAGCGTCGGGCCGCGTCCGCGATACCTCGCTTAACCGGCATCGGCAGGCTACGACCGTAGTGCTGCAGCCAGTACGCCAGCGCTTCGCCCGGCTCGTCGGGGCGGTCCAGGCTGTTGGCGATCAACTGTCGCGAGCCAGGGATACCGACCGCGATCATTGCCTTCGCTGACTCCAGTGCGGCCACGATCGGAGCGGTGCGCATGTTGGCTTCCTTGCGCAGCCACGGCAAGAACCCGGCCATCCACTCGGGATAGTTCGGGGCAACCGCGTGTACCAGGTTCACGAACCGCTCATCACGCTGCATGCCCTTCTCGTAGAAGGTCTTCTCTCCCACCAGGTTGGAGACGGCCAGGATGAACAGCTCCGATCGCGAGTCGCGCTCGGAGGATGGCCCACCCTGATGTCCCACCAGGGTGGGTACCGGAGTAGCGGATACGATCGGCGAGCGTCCGATCGCCGTGTGGGCGCCGGACTTGTTGAACTTGGACATTCGTTCCTCCCATCGAAGCAAAAGGACCCCCCGCTCAACAGACGGGGGGTCCAGAAATATGAAGATGCCTGAGAACAAGATCGAGCAGGTGACATTGTGCGCGCTCTGCCAATTGAGCTATAAGGCTGTTTTACCAGTCTAATCAGGACTCGAACCTGAAACATCGCCCTTTTCAAGGGGAAGTAACCCGCTCTGTCGCAACAGGCATCAAAGCTTTGGACCCCAGAGAACTAAGCGCGACAAGAGGGGGTACCCGCCAAGGGCCTCCCCAGGAGTGGGGAGTAAAGGAATCGAACCTTTGTTCTCTTTTTATCAGAAAGAAGTATCTCGCCGCTATCGCAACTGGGATCTTAAGTTGTCAAGTTTATGAAGTACCCCGAGAACTAATCGAGTCGGCTGTTTTGACAGGTTGTGAATACCAGTTGAAGTAAGTCAACCCTTCGCAACGGGGTACTTGGTGCTGGAGCCAACCCTAGCGGGGATATCCGGGTGGCGCAACCCCCTTTACGGTGCCAGCGGTTGTCCGTTCCCATCCACATTGCCCGATACGTTCGCTTCGTCACTGCAGTAGAGCCACTGTACTGGCGGCTTCAGGATGCTGCCGGAGATCACGTTGTCCATGATCGTGTTGGTCGAACCGCTGGTGGGACAGCGCAACACGTAGTATGCGTTAGCGATGAGCCGATTGTTCGTGATCGCCAGTAGATCGAAGTGGGCGCTGGCGATGATCGCAGAGGTCGCGTCCGGGGTCAGGTTCTCGATCCAGTTGTGTTGGATCAACATCGGTCCCTCGGCACCCACAAACACCTGGATACCGTCCGTGTGACCGACCGGACTGATCCGCTCAAACAGGTCATGGATCCAGGAGTCCTTGACGATGTTGTGTCCATCGATGGACATCCCGTTCTCGCAGCCATGGATGTTGACTCGGTAGGCCGTGAAGTTGCCGACAATGCCGGAGCCGGGGTTGTTCATGCAGTCAGCTTCGACGTCCTGGATCAGCACACCGGTGCGCACCCGAGCTGCGATCGGCTCACTGTCACAGCGGATCCGGGAGTTGCGAACCGTGACGTTGTCCGCCTTGATCGTCAAGCAGCCGTCGATGTCTTCGCCGTTGACCTCGGTGCCCGCCACGGTGATGGTGCGCCCCGAGGTATGAATCAGGCTCGTCCCTGCCGGCACTCCCGTGTTGCTGGCGTTCGGCCAGCCAGTGGACGGTGGAGAAGTGGGGGGAGACGTGGTGGTGGGAGGAGTCGAAGACGTGGTCGTGGATGGACTCGTCGGAGTTGGTGAATGAGAAGTGGGTGGGCTAGTCGGGGGACGGGTGGTTGGTGGAGACAGTAGCGCCAGAATTCGGGTCTGGTCCAGCACGCAAGCATTGGCGCGATCTCGCTGCGAGCTAACCGAGTTGGCGGCCAACAGTCGACAGTTGTCCAGGTTGTTCTGGGCTGTGGTGATCTGCGTAGACGTGGAGGCGAACGCCGTAGTAGGCCGGGACGGGGCGGCGAGCGCTCCTCCCGCGATGAGCCCCAGTGCGCCAAGCACTGTCAGGGCAATCAAGATCTTGTTCCTCATGGATCGATTATCACCTGTCCCGGTTACTGGCAGTCAACGAACATAGCCATATACCCCTGTTGTTTAGGTTCCGAACGTGTATGTCCGGAAGCCTCGCGTATGCCTTCGATGCGTGGTATATGGCCTACGATCATGATGTGATGATCCTCTGGTTCGTGGTGTTTGCGCTGGCGACCGCCCGCGCCACCCGACTAGCCCGAGTGGATGAGATCTTCAGCCGCCCCCGGCGCTGGCTCATCACCCGCTGGGGGACCACTTCGAAGATGGCCTACTTCGTTACCTGCCCCTGGTGTCTCTCGATCTACTTCGGAGCCATGAGCGCGGTCGCGTTCGTCGCGCTCTTCCATTTGAACTGGTGGCTGATCATCCCGGTTGCACTGAGCTTCTCGCATCTCGCCGGACTTCTCGCTCGGATCGAACAGGACTAATCCATGACCGAGACGCTCGAAGTCGAGATCGCGGACGACGAGATCCCCTACGTCCTCACCGCGTCAGCGTTGCGGATGAACTTCGACGACGCCTCATACTCCAACTATCGGTTCCGAGACGAGACGTGGCAACGGGAGCTGTGGCGCTACTACGACATCATCCCCGAGCTGCGATTCGCAGCCAGCTGGATCGGTAGTGCGTGCTCCAAGGTTGACATCTTCGTCGCCGAAGTGGACAAGCTTGGGCGGGTTCAGGGGCGAGCGAAGAAGAAGGAGGTCGCAGCCCTCAGCGATACATTGCTTGGCGGTCCAGCTGCAAAAGCCGAAGCCATCCGGATGGCGGCAATCAATCTGACCATCGCGGGCGAGTGCTACATCCTTGGCAAACCAGCCAGTAAGCCGGGTGTCGACAAAGACAAGTGGTTCATCCTTAGTTCCAGCGAGATACGGCGGGTCAAGGGTGGACAGGTCTTCTGGGGAGACAAGCAGTACTACCAGGAGATCCTGGACCTGACGAAGTCGATGGTCACGCGCGTCTGGACACCACATCCCCAAAGAATATGGTGCGCGGACAGCCCAGCGCGGGCATGCCAGGCCATCCTGCGCGAGCTGGAACAGCTGACCAAGTACGTCTTCAGCCAGATCGACAGTCGTCTCGCGGGCGCCGGCATGCTGGTGATCCCCAACAACCTCGACTTCCCGGCCGAGGATGGGATCACCACTGCTGGCGAGTCCTTGATGATGCGGATGGCGCAGGCCATGGCCGCATCGCTCAAAGGTGACGGCACCGCGATGGCTTTGGTGCCGCTCATCATCGAGGCCGCACCGGAGGACATCGAGCACAGCTTCAAGCTGATCCAGTTCGCCTCCGAGCTGTCCAAGCAGGCGGTCGAACTGCGTGACGAAGCGATCCGCCGGCTGTCCCTCGGCCTGGACATCGCGCCGGAGATCCTCACCGGCCAGGGCGACATGAACCACTGGTCGTCCTGGTTCGTTGACGAAGCAACGGTCAAGCTGCACGTCGAACCTTTGATGAATCGGCTCTGTGACGCGCTGACGACGGCGTACCTCGTCCCGGCCCTGAAGATCATGGGCCTAGATCCACAGCGGTTTGTGTACTCGTTCGACACCAGCCCGCTGACCATTCGTCCGCAGCGACTGCAGGACGCGCTGAACTTGTTCGACAAGGGCGCCATCGGATATGAGGCTCTTCGGGTCGCCGGCTACTTCAAGGAATCGGACGCTCCTAGTCCTGAGCAGCTGGCTACCGCGTTCGCTAAGGAACTCATGCTGCGTGACCCGAACCTGGCTCAGCAGCCTGGTTGGCGCCACCTCGCTGGCATCACTGACGAGATGCTTCCTCCCGCATCGTTGACAGCGCCAGTACCCAGTGGTGGTGGGATCGGAGGTGGTGGAGCTGGGGCACCTCCACCACCTCCACCACCGTCGAGCATCATGGATGCCGGAGTCGCGCCCACCCCCGACGGGTTGGCAGCGCCCCCTGGCGGCATCATCGATAGCGGTATGCCAGGTGCTGGATCCGGTGCACCGCAAGGCATCCAAGCCAGCGCGGCGGTTGAGGGCGCACACGACATGGCGGTCATCATCGCTGCCCATGCCACCGTCCTTCGTGGACTGGAACTGGCTGGCAACAAGCTGCGCACGCGCTCCACCTACAAGGAGCACCCGAACCTGGACAAGCACCAGATTCACACCGTGATCAAAGCGCGGGATCGGTTGCATGCTGTGTCGTTGATCGAGGGCTCCTGGAGTCATCTGCCCACCCTGTTGGGTCAGTTCAACTCACACGTGAAGCCGATAGATCTACGTCAATCACTGACGCGCTACTGCTCGGTGCTGTTAACCGAAGGTATCGAGCATGATCCGGTGACCATGATCAAGCTCCTCAAGCAAGATGGGCACCTTAATGGCCGCCAGTCGTGATGCGGAGGGCTCCGTTTATCGGGCAGCGAAAGTCGTACTGCGCCGATGGCTGGAGCGCGCCCGCGCGGCGGTGATGGCTCCGTACGACAGCTTCCGATCCACTCCGAATGCGGCGGGGGTCGACTCAACCAAGCCCTTCTGGCAAACAGAAGTAGAACGCATCATCGCAGCGCTGACACCAGCTTTGCAGGAGGGCTGGGCTGGTGCCCATCTGCCAGGTAACTACAACCCGAACGACCCGTTCATTCAGGCAAATCTGACATTGACCCGAAACCTCCTGGTACGCATCCCCGATGAGATCCACGCTTTGATCGTCGCCAAAATCCTGGACGGGACCAACAGCGGCAAGACGATCGACCAGGTAGCGACGACCGTGGATGACGTCCTGACCTACACCGGATCCGAAAACTGGGATGCGCGCGCTCGCACCATCGCTCAAACGGAAACCACCCGACACTTCTCCTCCTCCATGCTCGCCCATGGTCTCCTAGCGGAGCGCCAGGACGGCACACCGATGGAGAAGACCTGGGAAACGTTGACTGACGGGAAGGAGCGTAGCTCTCATCGCGACGCGGACAAGCAGACGCGCCCCCTGTCCCAGCCGTTCCTGGTAGGCGGGTTCCCGATGATGTTTCCGGGCGACCCGAACGCCCCGGCTGACGAAGTCTGTGGTTGCCGTTGCTACCTCTCGATCAAGAAGGTGGGCTCATGACGCTCCGGTTCCGGGGTCTGTTTGAACCTCATGAGGTAGCGACTGGCGACCGTCGGATGTTCAAGGCCAACGGACTCACCAACCGCAACCTGCCGCTACCGTTGATGTTGCGCTCCAGTTCGGGTGGACATGGTGGCGCTGAAGTGGTTGGCAAGATTACCAAGATCGAGAACGTCGACGGTGGCCGCAAGTACTCCGGCGATTTCCTGAACCCCAAGGTCATTCCGGCTGTCCGTAGGGCGATCTACCTAACTCGACACAAGATGGTCGGGCCGAGCGTGGACCTGGACCGCTCGTTCACGGTAGAGCCACGCCCGCACACCGACGGCAAGCCGATGGCGTACTTCACTTCGGGCAACGTGATCGGCGTGACGCTGGTACCCATGCCCGCCTTCCCGGACGTCACCTTCGAGCTGGACGGAGACGATGGCGAGGACGAGAACCTCATCGCCAGCATCCTGTCTGAGCAGTTCGCGGTCAGCGGAGCCCGCTGGGATAGCTTGCCAGTAGCGCCCCGGGATTACACGTACGACGCGGACGACGCGGTCAAGCGGATCGCTCAGTGGGCTGGAGTTGGTACCGCACAGGCGGATACGAGCAGGTACGCATCGATGTTCCTATGGCGCGGCGGGAATCAGACCGGACCCTCGCTGGCTCAGGAGGACTTCCGGCTACCGATCGGTGACATCATCAACGGTCAGCCGTTCCTGGTCTTCCACGCGATCTACGCGGCAGCCGCGCTGCTGTCTGGCGCGCACGGTGGTCTTCCCAACATCCCCGAAGGCGAGAAGACTGCCCTCAAGGGCGTGATCAACCAGATCTACCCCAAGATGGCCAACGCCTTCGGGGACGAGACGATGCACTCCCCGTTCGTCGCGGGGGACCAGCAAGGAGGGCAGCAGCAGATGAGTCAGCCGGTCGAAGAGTTCGCCACGAAGGCTGAACCGTACGGGGACGTGGAGTACGCGGACCCGGGTTACCGCGACAACAAGAAGCGCTACCCGATCAACGACGAGAAGCATGTGCGAGCGGCATGGGCATACATCAATGTCGCGAGCAACGCGAATGAGTACTCCCCGGATCAGCTAAAGGCTATCCGGGGGAAGATCATGGCTGCCGCGAAGCGCCTCGGGATCGACATCGCTGGGGGCTCCCAGGAGAACACCATGGCCATCGACCCGCTCCATACGGAATTCGCAATCAAGAGCGTCAGTGGCCGCATTCAGAACCCACGTCCAGGCGCCTACATGTTCGCCAATCCGGATCTGAAGCGAGCCACGAAGCTCACTGTGGACGACGATGGTCACGTCTTCGGGCACCTCGGCAAGTGGGGCGAGTGCCATGTGGGCATAGGGGATAAGTGCGTTCTCCTGCCACGTTCGCGCACTGGCTACCAGCTGTTCAAAAGTGGTCACATCATCACCCATGATGGCCAGACTATCGAGGTCGGCAAGATCAGCCTGGGTACCGGTCACGCACACCCGACGTACGGGATCGTCCCGGCCAGAGATCACTACGACAACTCTGGCTGGTGTGCGGCTGTCGTCAATATCGGTGAGGATCAGTTTGGCATCTGGGTTTCTGGAGCGTTGACTGACCCGAGCAAAGCTGACGAGCTACGCCGGTCCCCGCTATCCGGGGACTGGCGTCGATACAACGGCAACCTGGAACTGGTGGCCGCGCTGGCAGTCAACAACCCAGGCTTCCCCGTGTTCCACCAGCAGGAGAGTGAGGAGTTCTCGCTGGTCGCCGCTGGCATGGTGATGGATGAGATCGAGTCTGATCCAGAGCTGGACTTTGTCATTCAGAATATGGGTGCGGTGCGCCAGGGCGATCCGATGGATCCGAGTCAGCTCTACGGCCTGGTCGACATGAATGCCATCGAGGCGGAGGTCCGAGCCAAGCTGGAGGCTGAGGAGTCACGCAAGTTGCGCCTACGCAACGTGACCGAGATGGGTGATTTCTCGGTTCAGCGGGAGCGTGGTCGACGGCTGCATGAGCTGCTGGGACTAGTGGCAGCAGCACCCCCGCTTCCAGCACCTGGATCTCCGCAGTCAGGCTCGTCCACGGGAGCACCACCGACTCCAGCTTCTCAGAAGCCAGGTGCTCCTGGCCAGCCTGGTGCGACAGATCCAGATGGTGACCCTTCGACACCTGGTATCGCCGAGGTTGATGATCCAGGTCGTGAGACGATGCTGGCACGGCAGAATTCGGGTGATTTCTACATCG